CAGGTTCAGTTAGAAATCCAATGCTTGAAATGATTTACAAATCACCAAATTTTAGAACATTCACATTTGACTTTGTATTTTACCCAAGAGATGAAAAAGAAGCTCTTGAAGTTCAACGAATTGTAGAACGGCTGCGTTTTCATCAAGCACCAGAATTGATACAAGATGCACAAGGATTTTTAGTTCCACCATCAGAGTTTGATATTAAATTCTATTATGCTGGTTCTCAAAATCCAAACATTCCACCAATCTCTACTTGTGTATTAACTTCAATGGATGTTAATTATGCACCGAATGGATTTACCGCTTATGAAGTTCCAGGCGAAAATGTTCCTTCTTTGGGTAGAACAGGTATGCCAGTTGCGATTCAAGTAACACTTCAATTCCAAGAAACTACATATCTTACAAAAGCAGATTTTAGAAATGATAGAAGTTCTGGTACTCAAGCTAAGGTATAATAATGGCAAAATTTTTTAATTACTTTCCAAAAACACTATACTCTGCAAACAATACTACAAGTGGATTAGATACTGTAACTAACATCATTGCAAGATTTGGTTTTGAATCTAAACTTAAAGAAAATACTTCTGCTTTCTATGAGTATAATATACAAGAATCTGATACACCAGAAATAATTGCTGGAAAATATTATGGTAATCCAGAAAGACATTGGATTGTTTTATTGTTTAATGATATCATTGACCCACAATTTGATTGGCCAATGCCATATAAAACATTCATTGATTTTGTTGATGCAAAGTATACTGCAAATGGTGCCGCAAACACAACAGTTCAAACTGGACTTGCTTGGGCAATGAGCAACAATAATGTTAAATCTTATTACAAAGTTGTCACTAGAGTTACCTCTGATACCACACCTCAAGGAACAACAATAGAAGAAAAAATTGAAGTTGATGCTAACACTTATGCGAATGTAGTAGCATCTACAACAACATATACACTTGCAGATGGCACAACAACAGTTCAAACAATAACAAAAGAAAAACAAACATACTATGATTATGAGATGGAAACTAATGAAGAAAAAAGAACCATTAAATTATTAAAAAAAGATTTTGTTCCAGATGTTGAAAAAGAATTTAAAAGAGTAATTAAATTATGACATTTGAAGTAAAAAAGTCAACGCAGTTTTCGATTAATGAATTGGCTATTGTAACTAAAAATGGAAACATTGACATATCAAATATCTTTGAAGAGTTGAATATTTTTGATTCTTTATTTTTGCCCGTAATGAATGGCAAAATACTAATCAAAGATGCTCAAGGTCTTTCTGGTAAATTATTCTTTGATGGTTCAGAATCAATATTGATTGACATTTCAAAAGACCCAAATTCAGATGTTGCAAACTTTAAAAAGGCATTTAGAATTATAAGACAATCTGATAGAAAAGCAGAAGGCTCTTCTGGTGAAATGTATGTCTTACATTTTGTTTCTGATGAATTGACTTACTCTGATAGACAAAAAATTAATCAAAATTATAGTGGCACTTATTCATATGCCGTGCAAAAGATAATGGAAAATTATTTAAAAGTACCAACTGGTGAGACAGGCGGTGTTTATGAAAACTCATGTGGTATTAGAGATTTTCCAATTCCAAATTTAAGACCATTAGAGGCAATTGAATGGATTGCAAAGAGAGCTGTTGATATTAATCAAGCGCCAAACTTTATGTTCTTTCAAAATATTGTTGGGTACAACTTTGCATCACTATCAACTTTATTAACACAAGAAGATTTATTAGATATTAAGTTTGAACCAAAAAATACAAAACAAGGTAATCCATTTAGTGAAATTAGTAGTGCAATAGCATTTGAAGTTGTTTCTCAATCAGACAGTTTCAAAAAACAAAGAGATGGTGTAAACGCTGGTCAATTTTTAGGTTTTGACCCAATCACTAGAGAAATTGCAAAGAAAGAAATTAGTTTTGGTGATGTTTATACAACAATGAAAAATGCTAATGAAAATCCAGACTTCTCAGAAATTTTTGATAGAGATGGTAAACCAAATACGCAAGCATTTGATTCTAAAAAATCAGTAAGTATTTTTGGTGCAGCTCAAAAGTTAAGTAGTTACATTAAGAAAAATGACCCAACATCAGTTTCAAAAGTTGATAACATTGAAGATTATTTGTTTCAAAGAAAATCAATCATTTCAAATTTAATGGCTAAAAGATTAAAGATTGCAATGCCAGGAAACTTTCAATTAACTTCCGGATTCAATGTGAATGTAATGGCACCGTCTCAAGGCATCAAAGAAGATGGTGATGACAATGATGATCCAAGTGTTAGTGGTAAATATTTAATTGTAGCAACAAGGCACATTATTGGATTTGATAAACATGAAACTGTTATTGAAGTTGCATCTACTTCTACAAATAACGAATTTATACCTTCAAGCAATCCAGAACAAACTAACGCAATTTTAGCATACACATAATATGTCAACGACTGAAGAAACAAAAGACTTTGCTGGAAAAAATGGTTTTATCTGGTGGGTTGGAATAATAGAAGATAGAAATGATCCACTAAAGATGGGTCGTTTGAAAGTTCGAGCAGTTGGTTGGCATCCAGATGATAAGATGAATTTGCCAACTAGTGATTTGCCTTGGGCAACACCTATGCTTCCAACTAACAACATTAATGTATATGCACCAAAAGAAGGTGATATGGCTGTTGGTTTCTTCTCTGATGGTGAAAATGCACAAGAACCAATTGTTATGGGAATACTTCCAGGTATTGCATTGAAACCCGCTGATGGTCAAAAAGCATTTTCAGACCCTAGAAATGGCGATGCTTTAAAAACTTCTCCTAGAACACCAAAATCTAAAACTTATAATACAGATGGCACTGGTATTTCAATTGAAGAAAAACCACAAGCAGATTCTTATCCTAAATTTTTAGATGAACCATCAACATCAAGAATTGCAAGAAATGACATTGAAACTATTTCAAAAACATTTATGCAAGAAAGATTTGATAATGTAGTTAAAAATGTTCCTACTGTATCTTCAACTTGGAATGAACCAGAAACTTCTTATGACACAAAGTATCCATACAACAATGTTATGGATACAGAATCAGGACATTTATTAGAATTTGATGATACTCCAGGTGCAGAGAGAGTTCATATTGCCCATAGAAATGGTAGTTTTATTGAGTGGTTTCCAGATGGTAGTAGAGTAGAGAAAATCACTAAAGATAACTATTCTATTGTAATGAAAGATAACAATGTTTACATTATGGGTAAATGCAACATTACTGTGCAAGGCAATGCAGAATTAAATGTTGAAGGAAACTTTGATATGAAAGTTGGTGGAACTTGCAATATTCGTTCTGGTGGAACTATGAAACTTAACGCACCATTAATAGATTTAAACGATGGTACAAATGGTGCCGCTCGTATTGGTGATACTGCTGATACCGGAGATGATGGAACTGGTAGCCACTATGATACTAATAGTCCTGGAACTAATGTAATTGAAACCGGTTCTTCAACAGTCGTTATTGGCGGATGAGATAAATAGAACATGGCTCAAGTAGATATACAATCATCCCGTGGTTTTAAAGATTTGGATTTGAATTTTACCATTCATCCAGTTCGTAAAGATATCAATACTCACAAAAATGAGTATGCTATCATCAATTCAGTTAAAAATTTGATTCTTACCAATCATTACGAAAGACCATTTAGACCACAAATTGGCAGTAGTATTCGCAGACTTTTGTTTGAGAATATTGACACAATCATAGCAGCACAATTAGAAAGAGCAGTTGTAGAAACGATTGAGAACTTTGAACCAAGGGCAAAGATAAATCAAATCAATGCAATTGCAGATCCAGACAATAATGGGTATAAACTAAGACTTGAATTTTTCGTTATCAATAGTGTAGACCCAATCACAATTAATTTCTTCCTAGAACGGATTAGATAATATGGCAGACCGTTTACGAGTTACCGAACTTGATTTCGATACAATCAAGAATAATTTAAAAGCATTTTTAAACCAACAATCTGAATTTACAGACTATGACTTTGAGGGTTCTGGTCTGAATATTCTATTGGATATTCTTGCTTACAACACCCATTACAATGCTTATTATCTAAACATGGTGGCAAATGAATCATTTTTAGATACTGCCATGTTGAGAGATTCTGTTATCTCTCACGCTAAGACTTTAGGTTATACACCACATTCAACAAGAGCATCCGTTGCAACAATTAATTTTACGGCAAATTCAACAACATCAACAAGTGGAACATTAACATTACCAGCTGGATTTGGTTTCTTATCAAATCAAATTGATAGTAAACCATACAACTTTGTTGTTTTAGAAGATACAACTGTAACTAAAGCAAATTCAACTTACTACTTTCAAAATTTAGAAATCTATGAAGGTCAATTAACCACTTATAGATTTACTCATAACTCTGCATCAAATCCAAAACAAGTATTTACTTTACCTGATGCAAACATTGATACAACAACTATTAAAGTTCAAGTTGCACCATCTTCTGGAAATACACAACTTACAGTTTACAATTTAGTTTCTGATATTTTAGATGTTGGTGTTGATTCAGAAGTATATTATTTGCAAGAAAACAAATCTGGTAAATATCAAATTTATTTTGGTAACAATGCAGTTGGCAAAGCATTACCCGATGGTGCAATAGTCAATGTCACTTACTTGAGAACAAACGGAACAGCTGCAAACAAAGCAAACAATTATGTTGCAACTTCTGGTGTATCAGATTCTTTAGCAGAATCAATTACAAGTTTTGTTATTGATCCAGTTTCTCCAGCAGCAGGTGGTGCAGTAAGAGAATCTGTTGATGATATTAAGTTTGGTGCAGCTGCACAATTTACCACACAAAACAGATTGGTAACTATTAAAGATTATGAATCATATTTGAAGAAAAATTATCCTAGTGTTGATTCATTATCTGTTTGGGGTGGTGAAGAAGAAAATCCACCAGTATATGGTAAAGTTTATATTTCATTAAAACCAAAAGAAAATTATTATATTTCTGAAACAGAGAAACAAAGAATCATCGATGAAATCATTTCACCAAAAGCAATTGTTGCCGTTGGTGCAGAAATCAGAAATCCTGAGTATCTGTATTTGATTGTTGAAAATTATGTTGAGTATGATAAAAAGAAAACATCATCAACACCAGAAGCATTGAAAACATCAATTAGAAATGCTGTATTAGTTTATAGAGATACAAACTTAAACAAGTTTGATTCAACATTTGTTTTATCTAAATTGCAAGACTATATTGATGGTGTAGATTTAAATGCAATCACTGGTTCTGAAACAGTATTGAGATTACAAAAACGATTTGAGCCTTCTTTAGGTGACTCAACTACATACACAATTAATTTTAATGCTTTGTTACATCGTGGAACAACAACAAATAAATTAACTTCTTCAGAGTTTAGAATTTATGATAACAACGGTGAAATAAAAACTGTTTTATTGGAAGAAGTGCCAGAATCATTTACAGGTATTTCAGAGATACAAGTCACAAATGCAGGAACAGGATACACAACAGCACCAACAGTAACAATCACTGGAGATGGTACTGGCGCAGTTGCGAATGCTGTAATTGTAAATGGAAGAATACAAAATATTGAAATAACAAATCGAGGCATTAATTATACTAGAGCGATTGTTACAATTTCTGGTGGTGATGGTTATGGTGCTTCTGCGACTGCTGTATTAGATGGAAGATTTGGTTATCTAAGAACAATTTATTATGATGAAAATGCAGAAAAGCAAACTATACATGAACAAATTGGAACTATCAATTACATTACTGGCACAGTTACAATAAACGATATTAGAATATTGTCTGTTGTTCCAAGTGATGGTTTAATCAGATTAACTATTGAATCTGAAAAAGGTATTATTAAATCATCGAAAAATACTATCATTACACTTGATGATGCTGATATTGCATCTATAACAACTGAACTTTCTGCAATTTAATGTCTGATAATAAAGTCTCTTTACTGATTAATCGTCAGGTTCCTGAATTTATTCGGGAAGAGTATCCTCTTTTCATTACTTTCTTAGAGGCATACTATGAATACCTTGAAACAAAACAAGGTACTGAAATAAATGATTTAATTGCGAAATCAAAAGATTTAAGAAATTTATCTGATGTTGATGAATCAATTGAAGAATTTGAACAACAATTTTACAATTCATATGCTACATTTTTACCAAAAGATGTTGCAGTAGATAAAGCACTTTTGATTAAGAATGTTTTACCTTTATATCTTTCTAAAGGATCAGAAAAATCATTCAAGTTATTATTCAGATTATTATTTTCTGAAGAACTAGAAGTCATTTATCCAAAAAATAATATTCTTAGAGCATCTGATGGTAAATGGACAGTTGATAATATTCTTAGAATTGATACGGATGTAAGAAGTGTTTATACTGCAAATGGTGAAACAAGTTTTTCTTTAGCACAACAAGTTAATAATGATGAAGTTGAAGTTTATGTTAATGGTACTTTAAAAACATTTAATACCGATTATTACATTCGCAAAGAATCTAAAAAATTAATTTTCAAAACTGCACCTACTGCAAATTCTGAAGTTAAAGTAGTATATACAAATTTTGATGTTCCACTATTAACAAATAGGCAAGTTGTTGGTGCAACTTCTGGTGCAACTGCAATTGTTGAAAAGGCTGTAAAAAGAATTATTACCGACCAGTTGAATCTTGGTTTTCCATATGAATTGTTTATTAATCAAAAAACAGTAGTTGGAACATTTTTAAATGGTGAAGAAATTGATACAACAATATTGGATGATAATGGCAATTTAATTCATTTAACTGCCGATAGTTTTTCAATTGTTAACAGAATTAATGTTATCGATGGTGGTGCAAGTTATAATGTTGGTGATATTGTTGTAGTTACTGGTGGTGGTGCAACAGTTGATGCTACTGCTCAAGTAGAAGATATTGTTGAGGGTTATATTGATGGTATTGTTGTCAACTACGGTGGTGCAGGATTTCAACTGAATGGCGATATTGCAGTTTCTGGAATCAGTCCATTCTCTTTAGACCTTGCTATTGATGGTACTGATACAACAGGTATTGCCAATTCAACTTTAGATACTTTTACTGTTTCAAATGATGTTATATCTGATTATGCAAATACATTAATTTCTGCTTCTGATTATGGTTTTCCATCAACAATAATTACTGCTGGTGAAAATGTCTCTACTGTTATTGCCGATGCATTAAGTTATTTGACTCTTTCAAGTTTGGGTCCAATTACAAATGTAATTGTTCTCTTCTCAAATACTGCAACATCAATTTCACCAACATTAGATGCTAATGCACCAACATTTACTGCTGGCACAAGTGAGTATAGTATTAAAGATTTTAGGTCAGTAGGTAGAATTAAAATTAACAACGGTGGTTTAAATTATCTAGTTGGTGATGAAGTTGTATTTGGTTCAAACCCACCTGGAACATTTGGTCGAGGTGCAGCTGCAGCAGTTAAAGCAGTCAATGCAAATGGCACAATTACTCAAATTGAAATTCAACCATCAAGAGTTTCTGGTACTGCAAATGTAATAAACAATAGTCCGTTTATTGTTGGTACTGGAACACAATTTGGTACAGAAATTAGAGTTGGTGATAGAATTATTATTAACAATCAATCCAGATATATCAATTCAATTTCAAGTTCAACAACTGCAAATGTGAATGTGAATTGGACATCTTCGACAACAGCTCATAAAATTGGTAAATATGGTGACTACTTTATTGGTGGTCAAGGATACACCCAAGGTAATTTTCCAACACTAACTGTCGCATCATCAAATGCTGGTGCAACTGGTGCGAATGTTCAAATATCTGCATTGATGGGTGATGGTGAATCAATCACACCATTTATCGGAAATACAAGACCAGGACAAATTATTAGCATTAAAGTTGTAAGTGGTGGTTCTGGTTATCAATATATTCCACAAGTCGATTTGACAGGTTCTGGTGATAGAAGTGCTACTGCATCTGCAACAATTGAAGATGTGTATGTTTCATTGCCTGGAAGATGGACAACTTCTGATTCTATTTTGTCAACTTCTGAAAGAAAATTGCAAGGTAGAAATTACTATGTTGATTATGCATATGTAACTGCTTCTACAACAGAGTTTACAAAATACAAAAAGATATTAAAACAACTATTGCATCCAGCAGGATTTGTAAACTATGCGGATTTGAATGAAGATGCATCGTTTAGTGCAAACACAATTACCATTTCTACAACTTCATCAAATACAATTGCTGGAACAGTAAATGTTGCAAATGGTTCAATCTATGTTATCGGTTCAAATACCAAATTTAATGTTTCAAACTCAAGAGGTATTCTGACAATTGGTTCTAATATCTCTGTAAACAATGTAATTAGAACTGTTTCTAGCATTATAAGTAACACAAACCTTGCGGTTTCTTCAGCATTTACAACAGACGCAAATGCTCAGACTGCTATTATACTGACATAAATAAAGACTATGCCATCAATCACAAAGAAAAAATTAGGTTACAACAACGCAAAGCTTTGGCGCAATGCGGTGTATAATTCTGGAAACACAGATCCAGTTCTTTATATTTTTGTTGGCAATCATGTGCCATATGCAAATGAATCTTCACCAGATTCTATTACTGACACTATTGCAACAGAAAAACAAGTTTGGGATAACATCTATGCTGCCAAAAAAGTAACGGCAAATGATGTTGAACTTGTTATACCAAAAATTACTTGGACTGCAAATTCAAAATATAGAAATTATGATGATACTATTGATGCAGACACTTTATTGTCATCAAATTCTGCACAGAGTTTAAAACCAATGTATGTTATTACGACTGCCAGAAATGTATATAAGTGCATGTCTAATAATTCTTCTGCAAATTCAACAGTAGAGCCGTCTGGTGACTATACAACTTCAAATGGTAATATTGCTACTGCTGATGGTTATTTGTGGAAATACATGTATAATGTTAAACCATCAAACAAGTTTTTGACTGCCGATTGGATACCAGCACCAACATCAACTAATCAATTAGATTATAATGTCAATAATACAGGTGTTGTTGATGGTGAATTAAATAGAATTATTGTTACTGCAAATGGAACAAATTACAGAGAGGCTTCAAATATTGTAGTT